GCGGGGGTAGCTGTTAAAGTTGCTGGTTGGTCTATTAGTCCATCTACTTTTTCTGAAGAAGAACTTTTAAGCAGATCCAAAGCTGTATTAAATGTTTTAGGTAAGCTGGAAACAGACCTATTAAACCGAGAAATCGATGAGATATTTGGCGCGGACAATGACGAGTAAGTCTAAACGCAAAGGAAATCAATTCGAGTATGAATCTGTTAGGGCATTGGAAGATGTCTTTTCAGACTTCAACCCTAATGCTGAAAGAGCGTTCATGTCAGATGGACGCTCTATTGGCGAAGCAGCAGATTGCGACTTACGCATGTCTTTTAGAAATGAGAAATTTATTGTACAATGCAAAAGACGCAGAGATTTACCTAAATGGTTTCTTCAAACAAATTCTGATATATTAATGACTAGGCGTGATAGAGGGCAAAGATATTATTGTTTTACTGAAAAAGGCCTTAAAAAATTAATTAACTTTATACTTAATAACCACATAAGCTTAGACTAATGGCAAACGACTTAGAACAATTACAATTAGAAATACAAAAAACATGTGATACATTTAAATCTATAACAGATGAGATGTACACTATTTTTATTAAAAAGCAGTCAATGTATGGGCTTACTAATGTTTCTTTAAGTGGGGACATGGAAAAATATGAAGACAGAAAAATGGCTTTACTTGGCTTATGGTTTAGAATGAATGACAAAATACAACGCATTCAAAACATTCTTAAAAAAGATTTTCAAGATGATGATATTAAATTTGAATCATTAGAGGATTCATATATGGATCTAGCAAACTACGCTATTATATCTCTATTAGTAAAAAAGGAAGTATGGGGTAAATGAGCTGGACTACTGAACGCGAGATAGATAGAGTAAAAAGAGCATCTGGCGTTTATGTAATGTACACAGGTAAAAAAGATTTAAAATATATTGGATATTCTAAAGATATATTTGATAGATTATTAAAGCACGAGCAGTCCTGGCGATATGTCAAAGTAAAATATTTACCAGTAGGTAAAGCAAAAGATTTAGAATATAAGCTGATAAAGAAACTAAAACCTGAAGCTAATGTAAGACACAAATCAAAAGCTTTATCAGCTAAACACAGAATTAGATTAAGGCCTGAAACTTATCACACATTAACCTGTGCAAGTCAATACAGCAAAGTAAGAGTAGCTGATCTAATTGAAGCTCTTGTTAGTTCAAGTAAAGAGCCATTGATTGTTAAGTCCAGGAAAATTTCAAAGTTAATGATAGAGGAGTTATATGAAAACTAAAGCACATACAGTATATAAAACATCAGATGGGGTAAGAGTAAAAAGCGTTACTACCATTATTGGTAATCAACTAGGATGGAATAAGAATGTCCTAGTAAATTGGGCAAAGAGCCAGGCAATGAAAGGTGAGGATGCTACTAAGGTAATGAATGAAGCAGCCGAGATTGGAACGCTAGCTCACTTACTTTGTGAAAATTATATTAAAGGGCTTGATACCGAACTAGATGATTATTCTAAAAATCAGATTAAAGCAGCTGAGTTAGCTTTTATTGCTTTTAAAGATTGGGATAAACAAGTCAAACCTGAATATGTAGAGTCTGAAATTAAATTAATTGATGATGACTTATGCGTTGGGGGGACTTGTGATTTAATATTAAAAGTTGATGATAAGTTATATATTGGTGATTTAAAAACTTCAAAAGGGGTTTATTCTGAGTTTATTGTACAGCTAGCAGCATACAGATATATGTATGAAAAGCAAACTGGACAAAAGCTGCAGGGGGGTAAGCTTCTAAGAATAGATAAAAATGGTAATGGATTTGAAGAACACAATATTACTTTAGAAAGATTAGACTGGGGTTGGCAGGTATTTGAAAGATTGTTAGAGCTAGCTGAATTGCAAAAGAAGCAATATGGCTAAGCGAGATCCTAAATTTTATAAAGATTTAGCATTTAGGTCAGAACTTCAAAATTGGCGCACACCAGATTGGCTGTTTGAAACTTTAAATACATATTTTAAATTTGACTGTGATGTGTGTGCTAATGATAGCAACTATTTATGTGAAAATTATTATACATCTGAAAATAGCTGCTTTGATAATCCATGGGGTAAAATAAACTATATGAATCCACCTTACAGTAGGGGTATGAATAAGTTTATTGAAAGAGCATACTTACAATGGAAAGATCATAATAAAATGACAGTAGCATTACTTCCAAGCAGAACTGACACTAAATGGTTTCATGATTATATTTATGGTAAAGCTCACATATTTTTTATACGCGGCAGATTAAGATTTAACGATCAGCCAAACCCAGCACCATTTCCCAGTATGATTGTATTTTGGGGGGTAGAAGATCATCGCTCTTTAAATGCATTATTTGAATCTGTACAAAAGGGTAGAGATGAACAAGGTAAGTAATTTTGTTGGGCAGTATTTTAGCAATGTAAAAAAATCTGGTGATAATTTTATAACAAATTGTCCATTTCATGATGATAAAACACCAAGTTTGAGCATTCATCAGCAAAATGGGTACTTTTTATGCTTTTCATGTGGTGAAAGAGGTAGTTTTCACAAATTACGCTCTAAAATGGGCGATACAAGCGTTTCATATAATAATGATACAACTACATCAAAGACACCAAGAAAGTCGCGTAAAAGCACATCCTCGAGAGAAAAAAATTTGAAAAAAGATAAAAAATTTAATGAACAGCTATCTTTGGTTACTGGGTACATAAAATACACAGATGAGCATTGGGATGAGCTAGAAAAACCAGATCATTGGAAAAAAGAAGCAGCAATTAAGAATGCATGTTGGGATTGGCATACAAAGTCCTGGGTATTTTTTGATAGAAATGAAGATGGTGATATAGATTTTATAAAGTGGCACAAAAGCTCACAGTATGGTAATACAAAATCAAGATGGTTTCCAAAAAGAAACCTGGATGATAATTATGAACTCTTAGTAATAGTTGAGGGTGAAAAAGATTATATTAGCATGCAATCTATTCGCGGGGGTGCGATTACCTCTACCACAGGCGCAAAGTCTTTTCCAGATGTAAGAGAGATAGTAAAGTATAAAAGAATTTTAATTTGCTATGATAATGATGAAGCTGGAATAGATGGTGCAGAAAAACTTGCTTATGAACTTTGTATTAACAAAGCACAAAATGTTTATATAGCTGAATGGCAAAATATGGATGAGGGGGCGGATGTGTCTTCATCTACTGAAATAGAAATTAAAGATGCCATTGCTAATTGTACCAAATATGACCTTAGAGAAAAGCTAGACATCTTTCAATTAGATAGCTTCCTGGAACGAGATGAAGAAGAACAGGAAATTATGGTTGATAAGATTATGACGCGTGGGGGAGTTACCACAATCGCTGGATCAGATGGTGTGGGTAAATCATTCCTGGCATTACAATTTGCATTAGCATGTATTTCTGGTACAGAATTTTTAGGGTTTGCAATTAAAAAGCAATACAAAGTGCTATTGGTACAATTTGAGTTATCAAATCAAGAATTACGAAATAGATTAAAATCAATGTATAACTCATTTGCAAAAGACATAAAAAACCCTGGGTACTTAGATATTAAAGGAGTTACCGAAAATTCAGTCTTCGTTGATAATTGGACAATGATTGATGGATCATTGGCTTCAAACGACTATGACATTCTCATCGTTGATAATTTATACACATCAACAGAAAAAGATGTGCAAAACAACCAAGAACTTGCTAAGCTGCTATCAAAAATCGCTGACATTAAAAATAAGCACAACATTGGCATCATGCTTATCAATCACCACACAAAAATGAATGCAGATCATAAAACACTTAATAAAGACATGATACGCGGGGGTAAATCTTTTACCGACTTTGTATCTAATTCTTTACAAGTAGCTCAATCAAACCTATCTCATGAGCTTAAAATCTTTAAACTAACTAAGTGTAGATCACAACAGGCAGACATTTTAAATGTACCATTTTGTATGGAATTTGATGAAAATACCCTGTGCTTCAATAAATTAAATGCTATTGAGAATGAAGCTGTACATTATGTGGACATTAAGAAAAAACCTGAATTTCAAGCTTTTAAACATTTGAAATCTTACGCAAAAGCTAAAACTATAAATTCTGTAAAATACCCTGCTGTACTAGATATTAGACAGATAAAGGCCTATGTGGAAGATGAGTTAGGGCGCAACCCGAAAACAACATATTCCTGGGTTAATAGGTTAATAGAATTTGGCTTATTTGAACGCGTAGGACATGGTAGTTATAATATCAAACCATTCAAATATTTAGACGACTAGTCTTTTTCATTGAAAAAAAGTTTTAGATCTTCAAAATGTTTAAGCATATAATGATGCTGCTTCTTAGAAATTCCAAGATGATCTCTTACATCAGGGCTTACCATATTATAAACCCCTGACTCTTGTAATATTAGAAATTCTTTAAACATAGTAGCAGTAATCTTATCCTCATCTACTTCGACTCTCTCTATTTCAAACTGATAAATTTTTTCTTTTACTATCATAATTGCCAACTTTTGCGCCAAAATTTTTCTTCTAATTGACCATTAATGACAAAATCAATGTTATGAAATGTACAATAACCTATTATTAAATACATTTTTTCAAAAGTTAATGCATTCCCATCATCAATGATGCATACATGTTCTTTATATACCATCACAGGCCAAACACCTGATTTATCAGGCGCATCAGTATCCTCAAAGGCAACAGAAATACTATCGTCTATGGCTTCACCTAATACGCTACCTAAAAATGTTAATAAATAATTATTTGTTAAATTATTTTTAGAATAACTACTATCTGCATGGCTCATGCTAAACCCCTTTCAATTTGTTTTCTGTGCTGATCTCTTTGATTCCTGGAACTAAACCAAATACATTTTTTAGAACTATTATATTTTTGCAATTCCAGGCCATATACAAAGCCATTATTATCATTACCATATAATTTATCTAGCTTTGCTTTAAACCAATTTATATTTTTACATCCTACATAATATTGCATTATATATCCCCTTTCATGATATACATTCTCATTAAGTCGTTCATGTTTTTATCTGTCCACTTCTTGCCATTTTCAAGCCAGGGGGTGAACTGATTTTCGTTGATCTCATACTTTATATACCAGCCGCCCTCGTCTTTTGTTGCAAAACAAGTCTGATAGCAGCTATCACCACCAATTACCCATACAATAGTACCCCTGTATCCAGGGCAGTCGCTGTAATAATCTCTGCAAACAAGTATTCTATCATCATCATTAAACATAAATTCCAACACTTCCTGGGCGGGCATCTCTAAATGCCTGGCCATTAATTCAGCTAGATCTTGTTTTTCTCTTAGTTTTAATTTATGCTTCATAATCTTATCACTTCCGCATCATTTGGCTGACTTCCATGCTCTTTATAGAAATCTTTACGCATGTAATTAATTTCAGCGTCTATAATTGCATTATCGCTTTTTTCATGATAATCATTTGTATCTATGTCTTTTTCATAATAATTATCATAATCTTTAACTATTATTTTATACTTCATCTTTACCACCAAACAAAGCTATACTAGCTTCTTTTACTTCAAACATATCTTTACTTTCATAACAAATACATTCTTCGTTTTCGTGTTCATAATCGTCTTGACTGCCACACGCTACATCACTCACTCTTTGTTGATTATGTTGATCTAGCCATTTATCAAAGTTATCTGTTGTGGTTTCATAACTCATACTATTGTCATAGTTATAGTAAACATTATATAACCTTACTTCTTTTTCCATATTTTCTTCCTTGTTGTTTTATTTTATCATCTACTTGCTTTAAACTTTTATAAAGCATGTAATACTTTTCATCCTTAAAAATAATATTATTCTTATTAAGATGTTTTTCTTTTTGAATGTCCCAGGCCTTATCCATAAGACAATGCCAACCTTAAAATATCTTGAAGCTTTTGCTTATCTCTTTTTTTTAATATTTTTTTATCAATTTGCTTGCGAATTTTAATTAAACTTTTTGGACTATATGCTCTATGATATTTTGCATTTAAATCTGAAATTTCTAAGTCCATCTTTTTTATTTGTTTATCTAATGACTTAACTTGTTTAATTAATTTCTTTTTATCCATATAAAAACCCTGGGCATATAATTATTAGCGGACACCTAAGTAGCCAACCTGTATTTACAAGAAATGAGTAGGGGCGGGGGGTGTGGGCGACTATTCCCAGGGTTTTCACCCACTCGCAACTACTTGATCTCTTTTTAAATAGCATCCGCTAAACTTTCAACTTTATGATCTATCTTTTTTGTAAATACATTAAGGGAACTAACTACTCTCTTTTTGGACTGATTGATACTAACATGAGATATAATATAGTAGTGAGAGAATGTATAGCTCTCATACTTTGCGAATGAGAGTAAATTAGCCCCCTTAATATCTTTTATGAATGTATAATGGCTATCGCCTAACATTGATTTATAATTCAACATAGTCTTTTTCACCATAAGACAAATTAGGTATTTCTTTTTCTATTACAATTTCTTTATTTTCAGCTGCTTTTTCTATTACTTTGCCTATTAGCAGCTCTAATTTTTTAATACGCTCTTTAATAAAATCTACTTCATTATGCAGCGATTCGGCTAATAGTTTTATATCATTGTCCATTGTTTTTATCCCTTTCATATTTTAACTCTTTTTCACTTGATGTAATGTCTATTACCAAGTGCGCCCATTCAACCCATTTACAATTATCTGCTCTTTGTACGCATTTTTCTGCTTTTTGTAAATTATTGTATTTTCTTATTCTGTGGTAATCTTTGTCATAACCATTATAAAGTGGGTAAGCTTTACCAAAATGTACTTTATATATTTTTAAATTATTATCCACAATGTCCCCCCACAGATTGTAAATAATCTATTTTTTGTTCTTCATATATTTCATTATCAATACCGATGCGGACATGATCTGCACATTCACAACACCAAGCTTTATTATGCTCAGGAAATGTTTCTATTTCTGATGTATTCACATTAACCCATGCTTCTTGCTGTACATCATCGCTTCCGCAGTCTTTACAAATCCAATTTTTACCTACATCTTCTGTTTTTTCATATTTAGGCATGTTTTTTTCCTTTCGTTGTTTAAAAATCTTTTACAATATATCTGGTAGTATAGACATCTTCCATTATATTTGTATAGTGTTTAAAAGTTATTACTTGTGTATGATTTTCTAAATCAGATATTCCAGCAATTTCCAGAGTGCCATAAGCATCTTCTACTTCATCTACGCTTTCATACTCTGTCCATTCACTACAAAAAGCAATATAATCAAATTCAACACTATCGCCTGTGTCAGATTCATACTCTTCTAGATGCTGAAATAAAGCTTTTTTACCCCAATATGAGAAATTATCCTTATACTGCGACATTTTATTTGATCTATCTATAAATTCTGATTCGTTAATATGTATGTACATCTTTTAGTCCTTTCATTGTTTAATTGTAATTAAGTTATTTACAAAAAATGAAATATACAAGAAAAAAAAGATGGGGGGGGTGGGGGTGGGGGGTATCCCCCCCCGATTCTCAGAATAGGTAATTATCGGTATTTTGGGGGTTAATAGTACCAATAATACCACTATTTTATATACCGCCTTACTTTTAAATGGGGGTATCCCCCCTTTTTTTTAAAAAACCCTGAGATATTAATTATTAGAAAAAACCCTGTCATCTTAATTATTAGATAGTATATGATTAAAACCGAATTATTCAATGAATGTATGCATAGTGAAGAAGCAGATCTTACTTGTCCATTTGCAGATCAACAAAATGAAAAAAATTTATGTAGTCAAACTCTGGGCTGGGCTAAATCTGCTGTTGATGTTGTAGATCTTAAAAAATGTTTTATGACAGCTTCACCCAGGGACAAATTAAGCATGATTAATAAAATACAAAAAAACCCTGGCAATAATAATATTAGAAAAAGATCTATAAAAACAGGGCATAAATAGCAAAAAAAAAGCCCGCTAAATGAATAGCGGGCTTTTGCTGTTTTTGTCCCAGCTGTTTTTATTTCATAGGCGCGCCCCCCTGGTTTCGTCTTTTTATATCTGGCTTTATGCTGCTATTAATGGCATCCCTAAAAATTCCAACATTAAAGCGTCTATTGTCTTTTTTAAGTTCATGAATTAAATCATTTACAAAGCCGCTATTAATATATATGCCATGTTCACCAATTAAGCGGGCTAATACTTTATAATGTTTTTTTGTCATTAATAGCCCCCTTTATCTAATATATCTGCGACTTTGTCCAGCTCTGCATTTGTTAGATGCTTAACTTGTACAGCATCTTTTATTACATCCTGGACACCATCCCAGACAATAACGCAGCCCATTAATTCCAGGGCTTTTTTAAGTCCATCTATATAAGCTATTTCTCTATAATATGGCATATAACTTTCATAATTATAGGCGTCTTTTGCTTCTGCTTCTAGCTTAATAAATGGCTGCTTATACTTTTTTTCTAGCTTGTCAATGCTTTTATTTATTTCTGTGCATATCTTAGCTATCTTTTTTCTTCTCATTTGCTTTGTCCTTATGTTATTAACAAATTATTTATGTACAGGCGTTATTATTGTAAAGTCTTTAAATCTTTTATTGTCCCCGCATGCATGCCCATAAGCTGTACAGCTTCCGCAGATGCCAGGGCAAACAAAAACTTTTTTATGTCCCATCTTGTGCGCGCGTTTCCTTATATCTCTTTTTTGCTCTTTTGTCATTTTGTGCGGGTTAATTAACTTATCTATTTGAATGCTAACAAATTCACCGCGTACAAAATTATAATGCTTCATTATGTCTTTAAGATTATGGAAGCGGCCGCCGCTGCTAAGATTCAAAACAAAATTAGGCGGGAAATAATTTTCGCCGCGTTCTTTTATGGCCTGTATAAATAATGTCCAGCTTTTACTGTATGCATAAGCTTTAATATCTTTATGTTGCTTTAAAAAGTCCATCCAATTATATAAAGCGTTTAAATCTTTAAAGTCCCCATCCGCAAAAAGTCTAAAATCAATATGCCCCTGGTCTTTAATTAGCTTAGCAATAGATCTTTTTTTCTTATAATCAATTAGTGCCTGGTGTATGATCTCTGGGCGTTCCTGTTCTATTATTGAATTTATAGCCCATCTTGTAAATGGCGCTGGAAACCTAAAACTATTTAAAGAGTAGCAAAAAGTTAGGCAGCTGTGAGCGCCTGGGCAATTGCTTATTGGTGAATTGGAATAATTAACAAATGGAATTTTACTGTTATCATCTGCTAGAATTTTAATCTTTTTATCATCTAGCACTATATAACCATTATTATATAAATCTTCTAATCTGTGCATATTGTCTAAAAAATATATAAAGCTTTTGATGTAGCCCTGATGCGTCTGCTTTGCACCCTGAACAGATAGCCCCGGCTTTGCTGGGAATTGCTCTAAGTATTCAACGCATAGGGCGCGCGCAGTTGTATAATCTCTGCGCGCTATTATTTGATTAAGTTTTATCTTATTAGTTTTAAGTGATAAGTCCATTATTCGCATCTTCCTAATATATAGATAACATAACCGCCCAGGAATAACCAGGCGCTTATAGCCATTAATATAATACCATTTAGAAAGTTAGGGTGCGCTAATGTTGCTTCACCTGTTGCTTGTCCTGTTGTAGTAATTAATAGTAATGCTGTAATGCTTCCAATTAAAGCTACTATTGAAATAGCATAACTAAAAGCTTCTGTAATTACTCTAATCTTAACATGTTTTTTTAATCTCATTTTTAAAGTCCTTTATATTATTAATATCAATTAATAGAATATAGTAAATATTTTATTGACATGGTATAAAATAATAAAGTTTTTATTTGTCTAAATTTACAAAAAGGGAATGAAGCGGAAATAGCCCCCGCCCCCCCGCTTCTGTGCCATCCTGGCAGCCCCCCCGCTTTTTTCTGGTTGCTTCGTCTGGGGTTATTGCGTATAATATACATTATGTATAACTAGCAACCCCAACACCCAAGGCGGCGCTGGGGGGTGCGGCGTATTGACTCTTAAAATTTTCAATACCATTGTAAAGGAAGTAATGACATGTCAGATTGGGAAATGCTAACTGATAAAAATAGACAAATGCTAGAGGACTCAGTTGATCTGCGTCAAGAATTTGCTCATAAGTTAAAAGTCTTTCAGAGTGGGTTAATCCCAGAGAAAGATAGAAAATGGCAGTTTGCTGCTCATAAAGCTTATGATGAAATGTCTTATAGGGAAAGACAGGTTTTCAATAGAAGACTTAACCTCATGACTTTTCCCCACATAGCAGAGGGTTTAGATATATCAGTCAGTAGTGCAAAAACATATTGGCGCAGAGCATTGATGAAATGCGAGAAGTTTTTTAATGTAAACTAAAAATATATTTAGTGAATAGTTAATTAACGCGGGGGGATGTATGCCTTATCATACTGGAAAAAAGAAAAAGAAAAAGAAAATGGGTAGGAAGAAAAAGAAATGAAAGTGAAAGCTCCTAGAGGTTATCACTTTATGAAAAAGAAAGGCAAATTCAAATTAATGAAAAATCCTAAAGGTGGTTATAAGAAACATAGAGGATCATCATTAACTATGAATGTGCCAGTAGTGAAAAGACATTCATGAATGTAACTAAAAGCACAGCAAGAAATTTTATACCTAAACGCTTGTTTGGGATGAAGAAGAAAAGCATAAAACAGAAATTGAGAAAATTTAATGCCAAAAATATTAGACATAGATTCAAATAAAGTAGAATTATTAGCCAGTTTTGGATGTAGCACAGTAGAGATTGCTAGATTCTTTGGTTGTGATGAATCTACTATCAGAAAAAAATACAAATCAGAATTACAAGCTGGTAAAGAACAGATGAAGATTAAACTTCGTCAGCTTCAATGGAAGCACGCAGCATTAGGGAATACTGCTCTTTTGATTTTCTTAGGTAAACAATATCTTGGACAATCAGAAAAACAAGAGGTTGATTTTAGTGGAAACTTAGAAACAATACTAAAAGAATGTGGATATGTGGATAACCCTATAAAAGATGCTGAAAAAGATACTGAATAAAAGAAAGCTTTGGAGTCTGATAGATTATGTCCCTACACAGAATCAATTAGATGTTCATGATTCTACTGCTAGATTTAGAGTAAATATTCAGGGGCGTAGATCAGGAAAGTCATTCTCTGCTGCGGCAGAAGCATTACCATACTTGCTCACCCCTAACACTAGGGGGTGGGTGGTTGCTCCTAATTATGAATTGTGCGATAAAGTTGCTCGTTTGATAAAAGAATATGTTATCTTACATTTAAAATTACCTATTGCAGCTAAAAAAGAGATTTCAGGACAGATATATTATTTAAAACTACAGGGATTGAATAGTGAATTGTGGATTAAGTCATGTGATAACCCAGACTCATTAGTTGGTGAGGGTTTGGATTGGATGATTATTGACGAAGCTGCTAGAGTAAAACAGATTGTCTGGGAACAATATCTCAGACCAACTCTATCAGACAGGGGGGGATGGTGTCTTTTTACAACTACCCCTCTGGGATATAATTGGATATATGATTTATATGTCAGAGGACAACAAAAAGAATATAGTGATTGGAACTCCTGGCAGCATCCATCATGGGAATCACCATATTTTAAGGAGAGCATGGATGAACTTAAAAAGACACTTACAAAAGAAACTTTGGCTCAAGAGTTTGGTGCTGAATTTACTTCTTTTGCGGGTAAGGTATATGATTTTGACCGCAGGGTACATATTAGAAACCATACTTATGATCCCGATTTACCTACTTACTGTTCCATTGACTTTGGTTTTAGAATGCCTTGTGTGAATTGGTTTCAGGTAAAGAAGTCTGAAGATGAGGATGGCATGGACACCATTTATGTATTTGATGAGATATGTCATGAAGAAAATGTAAAAACAGAAGATTTAGCAAAGATGGTATGGAATAGAGGTTATGATGTTCATAGGTATTTTTGTGATCCAGCTGGTGGCGGTGTACAAGCTCAGAGCGGTATTGGTGATATAGAGATTTTTAGAAGACATGGTATTAATGTACAATTTAAGAGAGATAAGATTTCCAGGAACATAGCAAATGGGGTTGCTCATGTCCGCAGATGGTTTGAGGATGGTGAGGGAGATGCTCATATTTTTTATGATGAAAAGTGTAAAGGCAGTATTTCAAGTATAGAAAATTATAGATACCCAGAAAAGAAAACAGACCAACGATTAAAAGAAGAGCCGCTAAAGGATGGTAGAAATGACCACCATGCAGATGTATTAAGATATTTTATAGTAAACCTTTACCCCATTAAACAGAACAAGGCAGGAACATTAGAATGGTAATAGTTAAAGACGCAACACAGCAACAAATTATAAGTGTTTTATCAGAACACTTTTCTTATGTAGAAACAGAACGACATAAAGAAATCGATCAATTATTAGATTTTTATGAGGGGATTAATATTGAAGATTATGTATCTAGTTATTTCTCATCTGAAACTTTAAAACAAATACCTGTATTTTCACAAAACTTAACCAGGCGTGTTATCAAAGCCAGATCCATGACTTATAAAAGGCCGCCTGTGATGAATGCAGACGATAGATATAAAGATTTTGCAAATGTTCCAGACTTAAATGCCAAAAGAAGACAATTAGAATCTTTAACTTATTTATTAGGTTGTATGGCATTTCGTTCTAGATGGGATGAAGCTACTCAAAAAGTAGAATATGAAAACTTAACACACTTCGAGCCATTGTTCTTGCCTTATGAGGACAAGCCATTTGGTATTGCTTATTTTGTTCCTAGTTATGGGTATTCAAAAGACGAAGCAAGTGATATGATGGTAGTATGGACTGAAGATAGACCAGGTTATCCTGGAAAACACTTTGGCATCATAAATGGGAATAAAGTTTCCTTTAATGAGGGGGACATAAATCCTTATGGTATTTTACCTGTAGTATTTACCCATCGCTACCCGCCGCTTCGTGGACAATTCTATTCTGCGAATGCTTCGGATGTTGTTTCAGCAGACTTGCACACTTCTATTGCGATGACAGAATTAGCGCTTTGTTTGCGTTTTGGCGCTATTGGTATTCGTTTTGTTACTGGAGTGGATGATGCCAGCAGAATTGAACTTGGCGTAGATAAATTATTATATCTACCAGAGGGAGCTAATTTTGGTATTACTGGACCAAACGCATCTATTACACAAATTATTGATGGTATAAAATTTTATGTATCTGCTACATTGTCTAATAATCACTTAAGAATTAAATGGGCAGACTCACATGGTAATGCACCAAGTGGTAGTGCTTTGCGTATTCAAGAGATTGAAAACATGGAAGAGCGTATTGCTACTACAGAGGATACTTATAGAGTATTTGAAAAGAAAAGATTTGAGATTGATAGAAAAATTATCGAAGTACAAACAGGGCAATCTATATCTGAAGACTATTCAGTTGATTTTGTAGAGCCAAAGATGTACCTAGATCCTCAAGAAGAGATTAATTACTGGACATGGAAGTTTGACCAGGGATTAGATAATAAAGAAAATTGGTTTAAATATAATAATCCTGATATGTCTGATGAGCAGATACGAGAGCTGATAGAACAAAATCAGCCCGCAGAGGAAGAGCAGCCAAGTCCTAATTCTTTATTAAATAGACTAAGGTCATAATGCCTATACAAGATACGATTGTAGAAGCTCAAGAAGAATTTACACAGTCCTATGAGGATGCTGTTAATAGATTCGTAGATGAATCAGTCCAGCTAGAAGAAGATAACGATAAAGATACTGTACTTTTAGCATTAGGGGGGTTAGTCATTGCAGATTATTGGCTGCAAGACTTACTAATCGAACAAGCCATTTCGCGCTACATGTCACGCATAGATTCTGTTTTAGATGATCTGCGTTTATTTGGAACAATTAGTGAATCTAGATTACAAGCATTTAGATTAGCAAATGAGAACTTAATTCGTAATTATTCTTTGTCCTTAGGTGACAAAGTGAAACTTTCTGTAATAAGGGGAATTTCAGCTGGACAAGAAGCATCTGCTATTAAAAATTTAGTATTAAGAGATTATTTTTTGAGATCAACTAGCATATCTACTTTTGTTCAAACACAGATAGCTGACTATGCTAACCTAGTTACACAATCTATGGCTGATACTGCACCAGAAAATACTAAATACATATTTATAAATCCTATAGATAATAAAACAAGACATGTGTGTATGAAAATGGTTTCCTTTGGAGCAATGGACAGAAAAACTATAGAAGCTAATTTTCCAGGTGCTTTCGCAGATAGAGGTGGACCTAATTGTCGTGGATATTGGGAAGTAGCTGAGAATGTTGATAAAGATTTGATAGATGATGCTAAAAAAGAATTTAAAAGAGTTGAAGACAGATATAAGAGTAAAAATAGAACTTTACGAGTAAAAACACAACAGCAATACTATGAGGATAGACAAGATGGCTAAAACAAAAGTACAAAAACTATTCCCAACAAAAGAACAGAATCAAAAAACAGCAAAAAAGGCAGTTACAAAACATGTCCAGATTTTAAGAAGTGGTAAAAATGTAATAGGGCAAAGAACAGGACAATTAAGTGATGCTTATAAAAAAAGAAAACAAAGAATTAGACCTGGATCACCTAGCTATTCAGATTTTACTTTGACAGGAAAGCTTTTAGAATCTTTTAAGGTAGATAATAGAGAAACAACATCTAGCTCGATTGCATATCGTGTAGGTAATTATTTTAAAAAAAATAAAGAACAAAATTTAAGAAGAGGGCTTTCTTCTAGATTTACACAAAAAGATACAAATAGATTTTCTTATGTAAATCCAGGAGCAGATGTTCCTGTTCCGCAAGATGTATTTAAGATTCTTGTAAACGATTTTTCTAATAATACAAAGGGAAATATTAGCAAAGCGCTAAAAGATAAAAAACCCTTTACAATAAAAGTGAAATTATAAGGAGTAATTAATGTCAGAAGACAAAACACTCGGTCAGGATATGACCACCGATCAGCCAGAGTCAGAGCCGACTCAAGAAACCAAATCAGATAACAATATTGGTGAATTAGTATATGAAGCCAAGAAACATCGTCAAGATAAAGCAAAGCTCCGCGAGGAGAATGCTTCTCTCAAAGCTCAGTTGAAAGATATTGACGAAGCTCAACTAAAAGAAAAAGAGCAATACAAAGAGTTGTCTGAACGCTTATCGCAGGAGCGCGATCAATACAAAGTAAAAGCGGATGAATATGATAACTTTCAAAGTGAGATGAGGTCGAATCTTATGGAAAGATTATCTGATGAGCAAAAAGAGATTGCATCAGACTTACCTTTAGCTAAACTACAAAAATTTGTAGATATGAATGTTAAAGCAAAGCCAGTTGCAACTCAGGAATCAGCATCTACTAAAATGTCACTAGAAAAAGACGCTTTCAAAGATATGGATAAAAATGAAAGAAGACAAAACTGGAAGACAATAGTAGATAATTATAGAAATTCATAAGGAGTGAAATAAAATGGCTAATGTAACTACAACTACAGCAGCAAATTTCATCCCAGAGATGTGGAGAGATGCAATTCTTGACTATGCTGAAAGACAATTTCAGTTAAGAAATCAAGTATTGGACTTCTCATCTATGTTATCAGGCGGCGGGGATATTTTAAATATTCCTAAAGTAGCCGAAGAAGCTGCAGCAGCTAAATCAGCTGACACAGCAGTAACTTATTCTGCTAACACAGATGGAAAAATCCAACTTTCAGTAGATCAACATCACTATGAAGCTAAAAGAATTGAAGATATTGTCAGAGTACAAGAATCTGCTGATTTGTTTGACGCTTACGCTCGTTCAATGGGCTATGCTCTTGCAAAGAAAGTAGAGAACTATCTGGCTGTCGATATTCTACAATCAGCTTCTGGTAATGATGTTGCTCTTTCAACTGATAACACATTCACTACAGCTCTAATCAGAAGCGGTTTACAGAAACTGCTTGACGCTAATTATGACTACACAGATGGTGAAACATTCTTTTATTGTTCACCAGCTGCTTATATGTCATTACTCTCTCTTGGTGACTTCACAGAAGCACAAAAAAGAGGAGATGGCGCTAATCCATTAGTAAGTGGAAATGTAATGATGGCGTATGGTATGCCTGTTTATGCATCTACTGACTGGGATGATGATGGAGGATCTGGCGATGAAACAGCTACCATCTTTAATAGAAACTCAATATACTTTGCACAGCAATTAGCACCTAGAGTGCAGTCAGCTTATGACATCGATCATTTAGCTACTTCTGTTGTTGCAGATGTATTGTTTGGTGCTGCGTTATCACACGCTGCTAACAGCACATCTTTGCCTATTGTTAATTTTAACAATGCATAATGATTGGGGGGATAACTTCCCCCCTATTCATTTCACAAAAGGAGAAATAAATGCCTATCTACGATTATAAATGTTCATGTGGAAAACAATTTGAAGTACAACAACGCATGAATGACGAAAAACTTACCCAATGCAACCAAGATTTTTCTGGATGCTCAGAAAATGGAAAGCTCACTAGACTTATTGGAAGACCTACTATTTTTTCAGATGATATAGGTAGAGGTCATAAGCGAATGAAAGATAAAGACTTATATAAAGAATTAGATATGGAATAGTGTCATCTTATTCCCTATTGAATAGATATGGCAAACTATACATCAACACACACAGGAACAGAAATAGATAACAATATCACTAAAGTAAAAGATAGTGGTGTGACTCAAAGTGATCTAGCAAAACTAAATGGTGTTACTGCTTCTGCTTCAGAGATTAATCAGTTAGATGATAAAACTGTAGGCGGCTCAAATAGCGATGACATTGTTGATGTAAGTTCTAGCCAATCTCTAAGTAATAAAACCCTTGAGGGTGGAACTTATACATAATTTTTAGGAGAATAATATGGCTAATACAGTCCAAATTAAAAGACATAGTAGCAATACTAACACATCAGCCCCAGGTAGTTTGGCTAGTGGAGAGTTAGCATTAAATCAGGCAGGTAAAAAACTATATGTTGGAAGACATAACAACAGTAGCGTTGAAGTATTCCATTTACCTACATTACAAGATTTGACTTATGGAAATGGATTAAGTGGTACAGTATCATCTGGTACTGACGACAATTCTGTTTCTATAGCTTTAGATGTAACTGATTCTAATGTATTTGCTTCAACTAGTGCAAAGGGATTAGCTTCTTTTTCAAGCGATAACTTTGCAGTATCTAGTGGAGTAGTGACTATCAAAACTGGTGGTGTGGTAACTGCAGAGATTGCAGCCGATGCTATTACTGGTGCTAAGATTGCAGATGATGCAGTTGATAGTGAACACTTTGCTGCTGGCAGTATTGATACAGAGCATATTGCAGATAATCAAGTGACAACAGCAAAATTAGCGTTAGACGCTGTTACTGGTGGACAAATAGCAGATGATGCTATAAATAGTGAGCATTATACTGATGGCTCTATTGATACTGCACACATCGCAGACGATCAAATAACTGCTGCTAAAATTGCAGATAACATTGCTTTAGCTGGTAATTGTAGTACAACTGGTAACTTTACAGTTGGTGGTAACTTAGTAGTACAAGGAGATACTACTACTTTAAACACTGCTACATTAACAGTTGAAGACAAGGAAGTTATTATTGCAAGTGGAGCTGCTTCATCATCTGATGCAGATGGTGCAGGTATTAAAGTAGCAGGTGCAGATGCAACTATACTTTATGACCACACTGGAACGCAATGGGAATTCAACAAACCTGTTGAAGCACAGCAAGGTTTCGTTGATACTACCTTTGATGGTGGAACTTACTAAACTAGGAGCATCTAATGGGTAATACTTTAAAAGTAAAGAGAGGTACTAACCTCTCTAATGCAGGTACACCTGCATCAGGAGAACTTATATACAAAACTGACACTAACGAATTATTCGTTGGCGATGGATCTACTGCTGCTACTGGATTAAGTGCCATTGGTGGTGCAGCAGGAGATATTGAGGGCGTAACTGCTGGCAATGGATTAACTGGTGGTGGTACATCTGGTACAGTAGATTTAAACATAGGAGCTGGTACTGGTATTGATGTAGCAGCAGATGCAATATCTGTTGATGTTTCTGACTTTATGACTAATGGTAGTAATGATAGAATACTTACTGCTACTGGCACAGATGCTATGAACGCAGAAGCCAATCTTACTTTTACTGATAGCAATAATTATCTTACTGTTCACGAAGCTGGAGCAAGTACTGGCTCACACTTAAGACTTGCAACAGACAATTCAGATTTTTTCTTATCAGCAAGTGGCAGTTCAAATCAATTAACTATATACGATGCCAATGCAGCAGCTAATAGATTAGTTGTTAGTAATAGTGGTAATTTTCAAATATTAAATGCACTAAGTGTCAATAGTTCAATCACTACTGGTTATGGTGTATCATTTACAAATGGAAATACTAACTTTCTTCAATATAACAATAGTGGAGAAGATGTATTATATCTAAGAGATACTACCAATAGTGCTATGGTACAGACTTGGGGTGTTAATTCTGTTCAAATTCACAGAGGATTAACAGTAAATCAAGATGGTGGTAATTACGATACAAGAATTGAGGGAGATACAGACACTCATTTATTTTTTGTAGATGCAAGTGCTGATAGAGTTGGTATTTCAACTTCAAGTCCTGGAGCTACTTTAGATATAGGAGATAGAATTTATTTAAAAGATGATGGTACTATACATTGGGGTAGTGCAGCAGCACATGGAATATTATCTTGGGATACTGGTAGAGCAATAGTTACAGCAACTGGAGCAAACAATTTAGATTTAAAAGCAGCAAGTGGATATTCTGTAGTAGTAAATGAAAGTGGTAGTAATGTTGATTTTAGAGTAGAGGGAGATAGTGATACAAATTTATTATTTGCTGATGCTTCTACTGATCGAATTGGAATTGGTACAAATTCTCCAGAAGAACTCTTGCATGTAGCTGGAGTAGCAAAAATTAAATCATCAGGCAATACTACTCTTTTTATAGATGGAGCAGGTAATGGTTATACTCAAGGACAAATTGTATTTCAAGGAACTGATGATGATGCAAGTTATCGTGGACAAGGAGTGTTTTATCACGATGCAGAAGCAGATATAGAATATTTTAGTGGAACTTTATATGCAAATGATGCTTGGGCAGTAACAAGAAAGACATCAACTGCTTCACACGATAGCTCAATAGCACAAGGCAGTCACGCTTTATTTATTATTGAGGGTGGTGGAGATGTTGGAATTGGTACATCAAATCCGACAGATAAGCTGCACATTAAAGATGCTACCGATATAAGTATGTCAAGTAGTGGAAATGGACAACTAAGAGTAGAGGGTGATGGTTATTCTGGTGGAATAGCATTAGATGGAAATGCGATGCACATATATCACAATTCAAGTTCTCGTTCTTTAAGATTAGGAACAGATGAAACTACAAGATACCAAATAGATGGCTCTGGTAATCACAATATTTACGGTAATACTTCATTTAGTTCTCCAATGTCAGTACAGTATGGAGCAGTATTTAATGAGGGTGGACACAATTCAGATTTTAGAGTAGAGTCAGATAATCAAACTAATTGTTTATTAGTAGATGCTAGTCAAGATAGAGTAGAAACTTTTGCTATTGTAGATAGTGCTACTAATTTAGGGTTTACTGGTAGTGTATCAATAGACAGCACTACAAATACAGCACAAGAGTATTCTGATTTACCAATGGGTTATAGAGCTATGATGCACGCTAACTTAGGTACTGATGAGGGTATGCCAGTAGATAGTCAATATTTTTACTTTACAAAAATTTCCAATAGAGATACTGGTGGTGGTTGGGGTGGTTTAGCTATGGGCTATAATGACAACGAACAATTTTATGTAGGAAATACTACAACAAGCAGTTCCTTTGCTACTTGGAGTAGAGTGGTAGTAGAAAATGCAAGTGGTATATCTACATCTCCAGTTAAAAAAATTACAAGTGGAGATGATTTTGTATTAGGAGAATTGACAGATAATCTTCGTATAAAAGGTAGTGGTACTCAATCATTTAATTTTTTAGGAGATGACAATGGATTTGCTACACTAAAT